AATAGATTAATATAGATTATGCCATTACCAGTATTAGAAGCGCCGAAGTACAACCTAGTTGTACCTTCGACTAAAAAGAAATTACAGTATCGCCCCTTTCTTGTAAAGGAAGAGAAGATACTTATGATTGCTCAAGAAGCAGAAGATGAATCACAAATACTCAATGCAATAAGAGATATTCTAGTTTCGTGTACATTTGGTAAATTTGATCCGGATAAAAATACTTCCTATGACATGGAATATATTTTTTTACAATTGAGATCGAAAAGTGTAGGAGAAAAAATCGAGCTCTCATTCAACTGTAAAGAGTGTTCAACATCAAATAATGTCGTAATTAATTTGAACGACATTGAAATGAAATATCCTGAAAAGGAACCAATTGATAAAGTAGAATTAACGAAGGATGTTGGAATTACTTTAAAACCAATATCAATGAATGCAGCAATTGAAGTACAAAAAGATTCGACACTAGATAAATCTATACTTGCTGTGATTGATACTGTATATGATTCTCAAAATGTCTATAAACTTGAAAATTTTACAGATAAAGAGGTAAGTGATTTTATAGATTCTTTTAGTCATTCATCCTTAGAAAAGATTGAAGAGTACATTATATCACAACCAACCCTAGAATATAAAGTTAAATATAAATGCTCGAATTGTGGAGAGGAAAACGAAGAAGTTTTAAGCGGACTTGAATCTTTTTTCTAATATGCCTTTCTCATGATTCTCTTGCAAATCATTATCAAACGAATTTTTCCATGATGCAACACCATCATTATAGTTTATCAGAACTTGATAATATGCTTCCGTGGGAAAGGCAAATCTATACTTCTATGTTACTTGATTACATCCGTGAAGAGGGTGAAAGGAGACAAAAAGAAAATGGCTGAAGAAAATAAAGACACCAAGAAGAATCTTGAAGAATCAAGGGCAATAAAAGAATCTCAGAGAAAGTCTGAAGAAGTCTTATCTACTAATTTACCAGATTTGAAAGAATCTAGTAAAAAACACCGTGATGAAGATAAAGCAAGATTCGAAAGACAGAAAAGAAGAGATAGAATTCGCTTCGCTCTTAATACCGCACGATATTTCAAGGATAAATTAGAAGAAAGGAAAATAAAAAAACTTGCACAAAAAAGATTTCTTTTTGAGAATAAACAACGTCTTTTTATTGCGGATAAACAACAAAAAAATATCGAGGCCACCGTTCTAGTTGCAAAATCAATCATTGATCTTGGAACCCAAATGAAGGGTAATGATTTATTAAACGAAGAACGAAGAAGAGAACAAAATTCTCAATTCTCAAAACTTCTTAATAAAGATGAAAAAGATAGACCCGAATTGAGAAAAGGTCTATTGTCCGGTTTAGGTAAAGGTTTACTTATTGCAGCTGCTCTTACTGCAATTCTCGCCGCAACCGGAAACCTCGAATCTGCTGTTCAGGGATGGGTTCAAGGAGGAATTAATTTTGCTAAAAATGTTACAAAAAAACTCGTTGAAAAACTAAGTGCGTTCAAAGAGGGTGCGAAGGGTCTTGGTAAAACTTTTAGAAAGGCCTTTAGAGGAGTAACCAGATCATTTCGAAAGGGAATGAACTCGGCCGTCGGTGGAATAACGAAAAAATTAACCGGAGCTCTTGGAAAACTTAAGGGTGGAATCGATGATGTTGTTTCTGGTCTAAAATCAAAAGTAGGCAGTATCACAAAAACTCTTACCCAAAAACTCGCAAAGAGTGGTATAGGTACTGCTGCTAAAAAGGCTGGAGGATTTTTTAGTAAAGTTGCAGGTGGTGTCAAAGCTGCTGGTTCAAAGGTTGCGGGTGTTGCGTCTAAGGCCGTGAGTGGTGTCAAATCAGCTGCTGGAAAAGTTGCAAATCTTAGTCCTATGAAAGCAGCTAAAGCTTTTGCTCCTAAACTTTTAAAGGGGTTGGCAAAAATTCCACTCGTAGGCCCGGCCGTAGAGGGAATATTTGCAAATGCTGATATAAAGAATATACTGGGAAATCCAGATTTATCAAAGGCGGAAAAGAAAAAGATGATCGGCCAAAGAGTTTTGGAAGGAATCGCCGGGCCCGGAGGAGCTGCATTGGCTATAGCAGCGTTAAACACTCTTACGTTAGGAGGAGGGTTTTTAGGATCGTTTGTTGCTGGAGTAGGTGGTGATTTAGCAGGAAGATTTCTTGCAAAAAAGATCGGCCCATTTCTTCCACTAGGGCCTCTCGGATCGGCTGTTATTGATACTTTCTATGGAGGTATGCCAGAAGACGGAGGAGGAAGTACGACCCCGAACTTCCCGGCGACTCTGGGAGCCGTTGGTGCGCTTGGTGGTGCTGCGCTTGCTTCGGTTGGTGGTGCAGTTAGTGGTGCAGCTTCAAGCGCATCGGCTGGATTGAGTAATAGAATGGGAAAAAGTTCTAATAATACAGGATCTCGAATGGAAGTGGGAATGTCTAATATCGCTGACTCTCAATCACAACCATCGACCGTTGTAGTTTCCGGTGGAGGTGGTGGTGGACAAGGTACAACTATGAACTCATCAAACGTAACATATAATAATGCTGCACACGATGATGAGTCCAGTGTTCTGACAAGGCCGGGAATGGCATACGGTTTCTAATAAAAAAGGAGGCGCCTCCGGTTTCACCAGATGACGCCCCCCTTTGTTTTGTTTATCAGTTTGGTTAGTCCTGAGCCAACTTGGCGAAATATGCCAAGGTGTCTTCCTCACCTTCATCATTGCTTGATGAACTAACTGCCTGATCCTCGCTCTTGGGTGCGGGTGCGTCCACTCGCTCTTCACGGGTCTCATTGAGCTCGGTAGTTTGTTCTACCGAAAAGGTGTTGGCGATATCTTCTTCACCAAGTACCTCGTATAACTTCTTCTTCAGTTCAGCGTATGACTTGTAGTTAGATGGATCAATAAACTCATTCAATTCATGAATGTTGTCATAGACCTTCTTCAACTTGTCTTCATCACCTTCAAAGAATTCAGTGACAGAATCGAACTCTGACTTGTCGTAGTTGCGATAACCTTCAACATTACGAATCTTCAACTTGAAGTTCGCTCCACCCCAGAAGTCAAATGGGTTGATAGGTTTCTCATCCTCGAACTGAGGCTGCATCACGTCCATGACCTTATCGAAGATCTTCTTTCCATACTTGTAAAGAAAGACCTTACCTTCGTTTGATGGATTCGCTGAGTCCGAGATCACAAGAATGTTTGATACGTAATGCAAACGACGCTTGCGTGTACGAGCCAATTCCTTGTCCTCTTCCCTTCCCGAGTTCCACAACTGAGAATTCATTTCACTCAATGGATCTTGTTGACCAATTGAAGTAAGAGACCTCTCAATATACCACCGGCCAGTTGGGCCCTTGAAACCATGATCCCAGAAACGAACCCACGGTAAATCTTCGCCGTTCGACGATGGAAGGAAACGGATAACGGCATAACCATTACCTGCTTTATCTACGGTTGGTTTCCACTCTCGGTCGTCTCCATAAGACTTCTTTTCAGAGACGCTTTCGGCGGCGTTTACCAACTTTTCTATCGACGCTAGTCGATTTGCTTTTAGTTTTTCGAATGACATATATTTTTATATTTTCGTATTTTTGTGTATAACAGTGTATTTTTTTTGTGTGAACAAGTAATATAACATAAATCGATCACTTTGTAAAGACTTTTCGTACAGTTTTTGCAAGTTTTTCGGCTGGTATATTTCTTCGAGATAGTAGTAATTTGTACTTCAAAATGTTTTCTATTTGTTCGGTGTACATTCCAAGAGGATCGCTGATATCTTTCTTGAGTCGTTTAAGATTGTTTACTAGAAGATCGATGATCGCAATTGTTTCAGCTGAGATCTCACCAGCCAAAAGGCAATCCAATGGAATCGTAGTTGTACAGATCTGATCAAAGGAGTCACTTTGTTCGGAAAGAGTTCTGAGATCCTTTTCAAATTCATAGGAAAGAGATTGCATTCTCTTCTCATACTTTGAGTAATTCTCCTCTCTCATGTCGCCTATCCACTTGACTCCAACAAGAAAGTTGGCAGTGAAGTAGTCAATGACAATATCGGTCTCCTTATATTTTCGTCCTATTCGTTCAAAAAAGAATCGATCCTTTCGTCGTGAGAATGTTGATTCCTTAGAGCTGGTCTTAAAACCATACTTGGTTGCATCGTAGGAATCATTTGTAAAATGAAGTTTAAGAGACAGGTAAATTTGATATGCAGTATAACCATTCACACAAGATATGCTGTTGTTCTTTTGATAATGTTCCGTTCCATTGCTTCGGCTTCTAGTTTGTCCTTCAATGGCCCCTTGATAATCTTTGCAATGTCAACAGGATCAATCTCCTTTACTTTACAGATATCAACTATAGCTTCAACGTAGGACATTCCATCGGTTTGAACATACTTCTCAACTTTCATACGAAGTTCATCAATAGTAATTACGGGTTTAATTGGTATTTCATCTGACATCATGCTTTTAGTATTAAGGTGTTATCGTTGACTCGGCCGTTTGCCGAAGTTTTCTTGGTTGTGAGTTTCTTAAGAACATTTTCGATTTGCCTATCAGTTTTACTTACAATGATTGGCAGTATCTCTTCGGGTTTTCTTATCTTCATAGAGAAAGAATTCTTCTCGTCATAGTCGCGAATCGTTGTTCCCTTTACAGAGAGTCCGGAAAGACTGGTTGTTGAAAGGATTGTCAACTTGCGATACTTCTCATTGAAGAGATAAACCTTAATAGATCCTACGACCTTGATTGGATTGACCGAGGCAACTCCGTAGTCAGGTGAAGACTTCAGGTAATTCATCTTTGCGACCAACTTGTCAGCACTCCTCTCCTTCGTCTTCCGAGGTTTCCTAGCTGCTTTCTTAGTAGACTTGTAGATCTCCACATCGTTCAACATCTCTTCCAGAAGAGCGATTCGTTTCTTGATCGCCGCTTTCTTGAGATACGAGTAACCTTCAACCGAATCAGGATTGCTCTTGTCTCGGGCTTCAATTAGTTCATCTCTTTGTTTATCGATCCAAGTTACAACGGTTCCAAGTGAACTGATTGGAGCATTCACACTCTTGAGTAGTGATCCCACATTGATCTTAAAAACCTTGGCGGTAGTATTGAGAATCCATCCATCTAACATCTCATCCATACGAACAAGAACTCCTTCGCGGATCCGGTCTTGCATTATATCGTAAACGGATACTTTCTTTCTCTCGTCTTTCTTGGTTTTATTCCCTTCAATAGGAACTAGAGTCGAAATCTTCCGTAGATAGATATCTACCGCTACACCATAGTCTACACCATTGTGATACTTGGGCATTCCAAGATTCATCATTCTTGCGAGTTTACCACAACTCACGATCTCAATGCACTTTGGAGCCTTGCGAATCATCTTCACGGTGGCCTTGGTACTTGGGCGATCCATTGATTTTAGATATTCTTCAATGATCGGAACATAGTCATCCATGTTGAGATAATAGTTGTAGAAGTTCAGAGCTCGACTAAAAGTCTGCTTCTTTTTCTCATCAGTCCATGTATCGACATCATGCCAAGTTAGTTCTTCACCAGTCCATTTAGACTCGGTAGCGGCGACTAGACCGTTTTTTAGGAATTTACGTTTTGCCATATTAAAAGGTTTCTGATTGTATGCTTACAATTTGATCGAATCTTGCTTCGAAGAGATAATAACCACTTCCGCCAGGATCAACGATGAAGTCACCATTCGTTCGTTTACCTATGACCGTTCCCGACATAGTTGCTCCGTCTTCAACTCTAAAAGTCACGTAATACTCCGTATCAGATTGATCAAAGATTGTTTCAGGATAGAGATCTTCAGGATAGATCAGTGGAAGTTCAAGTTGTGTCAGGGTGGTTGTCATAGAATTATTTGTAAAAGATGTGAAGACCTATCTTAGCTGTAATAGTCATGCTCTTCGCCCAGTAAGGATCTTTAATGTAATCTGCATGATAGTGATCAGCGCCCGCCGTGTAGTTTGTCGTTGGACTTTGGACAATCCGCAATGCTTCTTCCCAACGTGGATGTAACATCGCCTTACCGATTCCAGACTCAGTATCCTTACCATTCCAGCAAGAGAACTGATACTTCTGAAGACACACCATCGCTTCGGACTTATTCCGTTTTGCGGCTCGATTAACGATTACTTCGTTGACCGCCTCCATAGATCCGTCGTAATACTCACCACCCGCTTCAAGAATCAGAGTCGCCGCAACAATCTCATCAGAGTATCCCGTTTTTGGTTGAGCACCTTCTCCGGAGATCGCAAGTATCAGAGAAATAAGAGAGGCTGTAATAGCTATTGTTTTCATCATCTATAAAACAGTATGTCAGAATTTAGTTGAAAGTCAAGGCTTATTTTGTAAAAAATTAGTAAAAGTTACCAAAGAGAACAGCTTTGCCAGAAAACTCAGCGTCGCGACGGAGCCTCGCGTTGTCTAAGACCTTAGCGTAGCCAGAGACCCGAGCGTCACCAGAGACCTTAGCGTCGCCAGAGACCACAGCGTTGTCAGAGATCTTAGCGTCGCCAGAGACCACAGCGTTGTCAGAGATCTTAGCGTTGTCAGAGACCCAAGCGTTGTTATAGATTCGAACGTCACCAAAGACCTCAGCGTCACCAAAGACCTTAGCGTTACCAAAGACCCAACCGTTGTTATAGATTCGAACGTTACCAAAGACCTTAGCGTTACCAAAGACCCAACCGTTGTTATAGATTCGAACGTTACCAAAGACCCGAGCGTTATCAGAGACCCAAGCTCGGTCATAGACCCAAGCGTTGTCATCGTGACTGAGATTATTTTCGGACTCAACGAATCCTCCAATGTCTCCAACCCTTACATCAGTGAAATCCTTAATCGCCTTAATGCGATAAAGAGTTCTGTTGCCAACCTCAAGGGTTTCGTCGGTGAGGATGTATTTTTTATTTTTCATCATCTATAAATCAGTATGTCTAAAAGGAGTGGAAAGTCAAGTCTTATTTTGTAAAAAGAAAGTAAAAGGAGCGAGAGAGGAAACACATAAGAAAAAAAACTCTCTCACCCCATGTTTTATGAAAAAAAGTAAAAAGGGAAAGGTGGGAATGTCATGATAACTTCTCCAGTCTCCCAGCTGCAATCTCAAGTAGCATTTTTAGTGCTAGATTCTTCTCTGATTCCGCTGCAATGCGAAGAGCTTCGATTATTATTTCGTCAGTCATTTAATTAAAAGTCTAAGTAAGTCCCCAACAATCCGAGCTCTTCAGCGATGTCGGACTCGTCTGGAGCGATTGGTTCGAAATCAAGGTAGTCAGACGGAACACTTCCGCCACTGACAATCTCAAGGTTGTCGTCAGTTTGACCAAACTCGATTTTCGTTTTTGAAACAGGATTTTTATTTGTATTACTCATAATTTATAACTCTACTATAAAGGTTTTGAAAGGAATGTCAAGGATAAAGTTTAGTAGTAATAACGCTTCATTGGTGTCGAGGAGAATCGAGCATTGGCCTCGGTATCATACCCGAACCCGTTGTAATTTCCGGTGTCGTGTAAAATCGACTCAAGGGCGTTGAAAATACCCATCCTATAAAAATCGGCAGGTGTCATTGGAAATTTAATTCCATTCTCGTCAGTCGTTGTGAACACCTCTGGATGGGTTTCTAGATGACCCACATCGTCTAACATTCTGTTGAGGGATTCTCGCACATCGGCGACTTTTATTGTTTTGGTTTTACTCATAATTTAAGTGGTTCTCAATCTTATAACTACATTATGACTGGCTGTACTCTAATGTCAAGGCGATACCGTGTAAAAAAGGTGTAAAAGTTAAGAGGAAATCCCAAACAAGTGGCGAGTTTCAATCGGTGTTGTGCATGGATGAACCGGC